AGCTTTTTGCTTTCGTAGGGTTATAATATCGTTAATTGTAGGTTGAATTTTTAGAAGTAGGAAATCAATAAAATCATTTCCAGTCTTTCCTTCATTCAATAAATCCTTTAACTTTATCATAATATATTGTTTTGTACTTACAAAGATAAGTATATTATTTGATATTTCCTAGTCTTTTATTAATATTTTTCTACTTTTTTATAATCTAATATCTCAATTGGTTTCATTATTATTTCATTCCAAAGTGCAGTTTTGTTTTCTTTACACTTTTCCCAATCTCTACATAGGTTGTTTTCATTATCGGGATATGAGAAACGAAATAGGTTTGCTGCTCTATCACCATTATCTACTACCAATGATTTAACATCTGATTGGAATGCTGCTACTAAATTACCTTTAACCTTTACTAATATATTACTCTCTGGTCTGAAAAATGATTTGGCTTGGGTAGTGAATGTGGATATAGAGAATTGTGATTTATTATCTATACTATCTTGTAAGTTCTTTAATCCTTCTTCGCTTGTCCAATGTAGTGATATAACTTCTTCTTTGGTACTACCATAAGTATCCGTTGTAAATCTACCATCTAAAAGGATATATGGTTCAATAGCACCTCTACTATAAAAGAATGAAAACCTATCATCTTTAATATCTACTATATACTCTGCAAACTCATCAGCTAAACCCCACACTCTATGATTTATAAAATCTTCTATAAAATCTAAAACCATCTTTTGAGTAAGTTGCTCAAATCTTTGTGTTTCTACATATAACTGAAATCCAAACCATTTGTTTACTAATTGGATTAGTTCTGGACTATTATCAATCATACCACCACGAGTATCAAATCCTTGCTTTTGTAAAGATAAAAACTCCTTTGCAACGGCTTCCCACTCTGCTATGGTAGCAAAACTTTTATATGGGTGATAATATCCTCTAACTTCCATATTTATTTTTCGTCTTGTAGGAAATTTGAAATATATCCTGATAATCTATTTGCTTCTGCTGATAGATATATCAACTGCTCTTGCTTTAATTGCTTTGGTTTCTTCACCCAATCTATACCCAATGTTCCCATAAACTCATTTGTTCCCAAATTAAACAAACCAAATACATAAGATGCTTTAGTTCCAACTGCTTCTGCACCACCCTTTAATCCAAATGTTGCTATTGTTTCATCATTAAAATCTGCTATAAATATACTACCATTTTTTAATAATTCATCAAATGCTCTAGAGTATAATGAAGATGGGATGTTTCTAAAAGTGTGTGCTACCGGTGATACTCCACTTGCATTTACTTCGTGAAATATAGAAAACTTTTGTATTGATTTTGGTGAATGTAAAAACTTACCACCATTGTGGAATTGGGAAATCCAAACTCTATCTGCACCCAATGTATCTAATATAGTTTCTAATTCTTTATTTATAACACAACTCTTTGCAAGCTCTTCCTTTACAGGGTCTGTTATTGGTGCTGGTTTAGCAAACTTTGACTTTGCCCACTCAACAACAGTAGGACCTATTGCAGATACTATAAATGCCGTAAGAATACTTACAAATAATTCTAAATTAGTCATTACTATTTGTTTTCAATACCATTATAGTATTCGTTTATAGAATGTAGGTAATCACTAGCTAATGCCAAATATGATTGAACCCAAGCTGGTACATCAAACTCTTCTCCTTTTGAGGTGAATATTTGTTGTATATTGTTTGCTGATTCTATTGCAGTTTTGATACCACTTCTAGCCATTCTGCTCTCATCAGCCACAGTATCTTCATTTTCTTTGATAACATTTTCGTTCTTTATCTTTCTTTTTTGTTGAATTATACCTTGTATCTGTGAAAATATACTTTGTATATCTTTATCCAATTGCTTTTCATCTGCACTCATTGGTGTTGTAATATCTACATTAGCATATAGTTTCTTTTTTTTAGTAATTAGAACATCAACTTTTTTAATTAAATCGTGTCTTACTTTATCCAAATCTTTAATTATATTTGATGTATCTGTATCTTCGTTTACTGATTCATATTTAATCATATCTGGATTAAACTTTTCAAAATTCTTTTTTGCCCATTTTACGGCTTCTTCGTATGAATTGAATTTAATCCTATCCTGTTTGAATCCTTTTTGCTTATTTAGGTAATCAATATAAACTTTTTCTTCTTTGATAATACCCTCAATTCTTAATCTATCAGTAACATCGGTAACTTCATCATATCCAGAGTTTCTTAATTCATCCTCAATATCTCTTCTATTTGCTTTTGGGTCTCTACAAATAATAGTTCCTAACTTCTTACGAGTAAATGAACCACCTTTATCCCAAAGAGACATGATTGCTTTGTAGTGCCAATCGTTTGCAGATACTTCGGTTACTTCTTTCTTTGGTGCTTCTGCATTTGCATCTGCTTTCTTTTGTTGAATACCAATTTGGTCTGCGAAATCATTTGATATTTTAACCAAATCTTTGATTGGCATATCAATCACTCTAACATTCATCATAGCAGGTTTACCACTTGCTACTGCTGAAGATGTAACTGCTGCCCATCTGTGATGACCATCTAATACATATCCATCGTTTGATACATAGATTGGTGCGGTAATCTTTGGATGATTTGGTTCTGTTTCCAATGCCTTTGTCATACCTGCTACCTTTGCTCCAACCAATTCAGTTTGAGTTGCTTTCAATTGGTCTGCTGGTACTTCTTGTGGTTCTGATACTGCTACTCCATTCTTCTTTAATAAAACTTTGAATTGTGATTCTGTATCCACCTCACCATCATTGTTTTTTGGTAATTTATCTGCGATTGAACCTGGTTTTGCGTATCCCTTGAATTGTGGCATATCCTCACGAGGAATACCTTTGTTTCCTTTACAATATAAGTTAGTACCAGGGATTGTAATATCACATAGATTGAAGTTTGGTGCTTTCTCACCTTTAGCTTTAGCTTCTGCTGCTGCTTTTGCTAATTGGTCTATTTTCATAGATACCATGCTACGGAACTTTTGTGGAATATCTTTGATGTGTGATTGCTTATCTACATCTAATTCAGGTCCTTTGGTTGGTTCTGCTTTTTGAGAATACTTTGATATTATATCCTTTGCATATTTGTTACCAGGATTACCAACTACCGCAGTCATAAAATCCATTGGTTTTAACTTTTTGGATTTCAAATCATCTGCTACTTTTGATAGATTTACACCATTCTCATCTGCCCAACCTGCTACTGCTTGTGCTCTTAAACCAGTTGTGGATGCAATACCATTTACGGTTGCCATACCATCTGCTTTGGGTTCTGCTTTTACATCTCCACCATTGGATGCTTTGGCTTGTGCTATATCCTTTGATGTTGGTTTTGTATGGATTGCTGGGTTTGCCTTCTTTACCGAATATACATTACCCGTCTTTTTATTCTTTACTATCGTATCTTCACCCAAATTAACCGGCTCACCTGCTAATGCTTTTTCAAATGCTGCTTCTGCTCTATCTACCAACTCTTGGTGATATTGCATTTCTTTATGCAAAGCAATAAGATATGGTTTTAGTTTGGCTTTAGCTTGTGAGTCACCAACTTTAAATTGGTCAATCAAAGAACGTTGCTCTTTTTGCTTTGCTTGGTATTGTTGAACTGCTCTTTGGTATAGCTCCGATGCTTTCTTAAATTGTGAAGATATATTTGCCATTTTCTATTTTAATGTTAGTAAGTATTTTGTTCTATTACAATTACCCATCAACTCATCACGTAAGTTTAATAGGTCTGTATCCTTTCTTGAATCCAAAACATCTGTAAGATTGATTGATTTTTCAATCATATCATCAATTGCCGTAATTACATTTGCATCACTAATGTTTACAAAATCATATGATAAACCAGCTACATCTATTCTACCATACTTACCCATTGCGGTTTCTGCAAATGCATCTACATTATCTACTATTTTATCAAACAATTTACCTAATGATTTATGTTTTGCATATATTTTAGTTTGCCAATGAAAGAACTTCACTGCATTTGAAAAGTGCTGAATATCTACGATATATTGTTGTAAATCTTTATTTTCCATTATCTAAAATTGTTTCTTGTTATCTTGCTAATTAAATCGTAATCTTTTGGGTCTAACTTTTTCTTCAAAACCTTTGCAAAATCTACTGTTCTTGGATGGGATACTGCGTGTTGAATATCTTCATCATTTTCTAATTCTTTTTCTAGCTGGCGTATTCTACTCATATTCTTTAATGAACTCCAAGCATTTTTAACACCCTGAATGATACTCTTCATTCCATTCATTGTTGTATCCTTTGATGCTTTTAAGAACTCACCAATCATATAGCGGAATAAAAATCTTAAAAAGAAACCACTTGCTGCTATACCAATCATTTGTAATCCATTCATTACAATATCCGATATATCTTCGTTTAGTTTAGATTCGGTTTGAACTTTTTTTTTTAAAATAGCCCTAACACTTTCTTTGATTTCTTCTACTTGCTTTCTTTCGTAGTATAATTCTTTAAGTGAATTGAATACTTGCTCATCACCTTTGACACCTTCTCTCCAGCCACCACCTTTCTTCTCATACATTTTTATACGTTCAACAACAGGTCTTCCTTCACATACTTTACCAGTTGCGTTCCAAAGGACTCTGTTAGTTGGTAGTGGGAAATTCTTTTGAGTTCTATTGTTTGGTAAATCTTCGATAGATGCTATTATTGCATTTTGATTTACATCTGCTGATTCACCTATATCGTACCCAAGTCCGAAATGACCAGGTCCTCTTAAACCATAATTACCATCAGCACCTTGGCCGATTGATACACCCGTATGAAAACCAAATTTAATCTTACCCGCTGCATCTTTTGACCCTTTATCAATTTTTTGATTATCCAACGATGGGTCTATTTTTTTCATTTGGTCTCTTACTACACTTTTAATTTTGCTATTACTAATGTCGGATGTATTTAGGGTAATAGTTGATTTTGATGTATCTATTTTTACAGACTGCGTTTGTTTTGGATTAACTGTAAGAATGTATTTATCTTTGTTAAGTTTATTTCCGTTGAATATTTGTTGCCCCATTGATACTTCAACACTATTACCGGCTTTTAATTGTCTTTGTATTGAATTGTCTAGATAGGCAGTACCACCAATTGCACTAATCGCTATCATTGCAGTTAGTATCATATCCTTTACAATTCCCTCGTCTAAATTTTCGTTTAGAACTATTTCGATTTGTTCGTTTACACCTACCGATTCGTTTTGTAATTTATCCCAAAACTTATCTACATATGGTTTTAATTTTGCGTAACGATTTGATGTACTTTTATCATACTCTTTTTTAGGGACAATTATAAATTCTGGATTTAATTTGAATTTAGAACCAGCTGGTCTTCTTACTTTGAATTTATCCCAATATATATCACTTAAAGAACTAGGATTCATTGCCCAATAAACTGCTTCAAATTGCCCTTTATAAAATGCATAAAATACATTATTAGGATTTCCGGTTTTAATTTGCTTTTCGTTATTAGTTAGTTCGTTTATTGATTCAGTTCTAAAACAACCACAACTTGCATCGTATGTTTTCATAGTATTTTCAACACTAACACCCGGTACTACTGCAGATGGTAAATCTTCATCTTCCAAATCTATTTTGTTTTCCTTCTTAACGTGTGCAGGTAATCCTTTGTGTTTTGTAGATGCGAAATCCTTCGCTGCTTTATCAGTCATTGAATCTGCTGCTTTCTCAACTTCTGGAGATGGGTTCTCTAAATCACCTTTTTGGGCGGCATGAACCATTCCCATAAATTTTTGTTGTGCTTTACTAACTGATGGCATATCTTTTAATATATAGTTTTACCAATATAAATATATAGAATTAAAGTTTAACTAATGAATTTTGATACTGCGTTAGTTTATTTACCGATATATCAAACACATCATATTTGAAATTGCCCTCTGCATTATTATCTTGCATCACCATAGGTAACATAGTTAGGAAATTAAATCGGGTTTGGTCTGCAAGTAAATCATCACAATTACACATTACTACCACATCATTTTCTGGCTTTGTACCAATTGGTCTAAACTTTTTGTTTATATCTGATTTGGTAAGACGTAGTTCATTTGATAGATAATCAACTGCTATTTCAGTATCACAATATATGTTTGAGAAATATGGTTCTAAATAACCAATTACATCTTCTCTTGCATTATCCATAACCAAACCAATATCGTATTTAATTATACTAACTGGTCTATGCTCATTATCCCTACACATATCAGTTCCCCATTTACGGATGAACTCACGTTGCATATTAAACATCTGTTGCTGATAATCATTATTAAACTCTCCCACTTTTCCGTTTTTCCATTTATGCCCTCTTTGTGTAAAATGATAAACGAATGTATCTTGCATTCTAACAATATCAAATCCGGCTAAAACCATACGAACAAATATATCAGAATCTTCCCAACCATATGGTGCAAAAAGAGTATCATGTGAACCGATTCTATTTAAGTATTCTTCTTTATTTACAAACCAGGGTGCAAACAATGAATCATGTGTTTTACCTTTTGATTGGGCTTCTAAATTAATACAAAAATCATTGAATGATTCCATATTAAAATCTTGTGGATACATACCAAAATCCATTTGAATCTTTTCAACTCCCGCAGGATGTATTGGTGGTTCTATACAAGTAAGGGATAATATTTTGTTTTTATCTAAATTATCTATGATTGATGGTATGGTATTTTTAGAAACAACCATATCCGCGTGTAGTATTCCTACATATTCGGTTTTAGCCATCTGAAATCCTTTATCATATAGTATGGTATGACCTATTCTTTCATCAAATATTTCATATTGTAAATGCGAATCTGTTAATCCATTTAACCATTCAGTAGTACTATCTGAACTACCATCATTGAATATAATTAACTCTACATCTTTACTACTTTCTCTTATACTTTCATAACAAAGTTTAAGATAATCAACATTATTGTAAGCTGGTATAACTATTGTTAGCATAATCTATTTTTGTTTTAATAACCAATCTGTTCCTAAATCTTCTACTATATAATTGAAATCATCTTTTAATATGTTAGCCAATTCGGTTTCTCTATCCTCATACCAACCACGTTCAAATAAAATATAAGGTCTCAAATTACTACTTCGAAGCCAATCTAACATACCATATATAATTTCAATATCGTGTCCTTCTGCATCTATTTTTATAAAGTTGATTTTATCAATTTTCCCATCTAACATCCAATTACTGAATGTTTTACATTTGATAATATACTTATCATGTGGTTGCACTTCCATTCCTTGTTTGTATATCTTATTGTATCCAAAGTTTTCTTGCGATGCATAAATTGTTTTATCAGTATCATCATCGCTTAATGCAAGGTTTTCTATAATAAAGTTTGGTTTATCTCCAAATTTATTTACACATTCGTTGTAGTACATTTCTATTGGTTCAAACATAACAACATTTTTCAGTTGTTTACCATCTGATTTCATACCATCAATTACAAGTTGTGTAAGTAAGCCTGTATTTGCCCCAATATCAACAAATGTATCACCATCGTTTAAATGTTCTATAATAGTTTTTACATTTTTTACGATGGATTCTTTTAATTTATCTTCCCATTCCCCAATAGTCATTTTATTTATTATTTTTGATGTTGTCCATCCTCACCAACATCCGTTACATGTCTACCCCAACCAGCGTGTTTACAATATCCTTCTTTGAATGCCATAGCAAAGTATCCCAATGAATAATAATACTTACTCAATTCTAATTCCCTACCAATTGGAGTGTATCCATTCGTTGGGTAATCTTTCATTTTCTTTAATGATGGATTGAATGTAAACCCATGCCAATGCCCATCGAATCCCCAACTAACTCTTTGTATTTTATTACCACTTTCGGTCAGATAGACATCTGATAATAATGGATGTAATATATCATTTTGGTCTCTAGTCCATACACATATAATTTTTTCATCCAAATCAATAACCTCCAAGCAAGCCTCAATGAATCCTTCTTTATAGAACTCCCAATCTTCTTCCATATGGAACACATAAGGAGTTGTAATCATAGAGTATGCTTTATCTATACTACGGACTTGCCCTATATTTTGTGGATTATCTATAAACTTTATTAGTGGATACTTTTTAATCAAATCGTTATTACATCCAACGACACCACTATCATCAATCACTATAAACTTTTTGATTGGATACGTGTTAAACTTATGGAAACTATCCAAAGTTTTCTCTAACAAATCAGGTCTATTACATGCGGTAAGAACTACTGAAACTTCTTTATAGTTGCTCATAGAAATCGTTTTGTTTACGTTGTCTATCTATATCTTTGATGTGTTTGATTGAATATATTTCTTCTGGTGGGAAAATAGAATAACTTTCGTATCCTTGTACTTTCTCATGTACCTTACCTGCCCAATAAATACCTTGTTTGTTTCGGTACAATCTACCTTGTACATCTGGATAATTTACCCAACCTTGCTCACTCATATTCCATCCCCACTTCGTAATATCTTCGGGTGTTAAACCATTTACGATGTTGATACGTGGTAGCCAAAACATATCTATCTCTGGATTTCCCTCTAAAATAGTATGTAGGTTTTCTATAAGTTGTGGGTCTAAATCCTCATCTGCATCTAATTGGAAAATCCAATCTCCATTACAATTTTGATTTAAGTGTTGTTTGAACTGTCCGAAATCGCCGTTTAATGGAAATGATACTAAATGTTGAATTGAACCATCAATTACCGATTTGTTTAGATATTCAACAACTGGAATCGTTGCGGTGGGTGAATCAAATTGAACTACGATTTCATCTTCCTCACGTTTGTGAGCGGATAATCTCCCTATAAGATTTTGTATCTCAATTATTTCATTGGATACTGTAACTGCGTAACTTATTTTCATAATCTATTTTATTGTCTACCAACAGGTTGTATTGTTAAACCTATTTTCTTACCCAACTTTTCTACGTTGAAATATATTTCACCCAATCGTTTTAATCCAGGTATTTTATAGGTTCTATAACAATCGTAGTTTTTAAGTAGTGTATTATTTTTAACTTGCTTTTGATAAAATTGAGAACCCGTTCTATCTATCTTTATTGCTTTACCTTCTTTACTATATTGTAAGTTTTCACTTAATTCTGTGTTTGTATCTTGTATATCTTTCAACAAAGCAACTACATACAATGGGTCTTGTATCTTTTTCATCAATTGACTAAATACTCTTAAAGGTATTGAGTTTAACTTTATGCAATGTAATAATTTATCACCTCTGTTAAAACCCAATACCAATAAGAGTGGAGTTTGTGAAGCTCCATATGCTTTTTTTGTTCCATCTACATAATCATATCCATACAATCTATAAAACCCACCATTTTTTATTTGATTTTTGGTAGTATTTCTTTCTAAATAAAAGTATGGAATATAATAGTATAGGTTATTCATCTACTTTAGTCAACTTTGGAATGTTTAATGGAATAAACTGCTTTATTGTTGGAACATATTTAGTTAAAATGGTATCAAACAATTTAGTCATTTTTTCCAAACCAAAGTTTTGTTGGTTTTGTTTTCCTAATTGAGATGATGCAATTTTGTACTTATCGTATCCCTTATAAATATCAGTTAATGTTTTAATTGCTCCAGTATAATTCACATAGAACCACTTTGTTCCTTCTAAAATAAATTGGTCTTGTGCTGATGGGTGTATATCTTTTAACTCACCATCTAACAATACTGCTCCACTTTTTAAGAAATCTAAATGCCCACTCCAATTAGATGCTACAACTGGCTTACCTGTTAAGCTGAACTCTAATAGAGGTCTACCAAATCCTTCACCATGTGTAAATGAAACCATAGCTTTTACTTTTGGATGTTGGTATAGTGCATTCATTTCCTCATCACTTAACTCACCATGTAGTAAATAGATTGGTGGGATGTTTTTACCAAACTCTTCCGTAACCTCTTCTAATTTACCCATAGTTGCTTCTCTATCCATTACAGAGAAACCTGCCGATGATGTTTTTAAGATAAGTGCAGGTGGGTTCTTTTGTCCACGAAATGCGTGGCAGAATGATTTAATCATCATACCTACATCTTTTCTATCGTGTCCTAAATCACCTTTCAACCAATGTCCTACAAATAGATAAGCAAAATCTTCTTTAATCTTATCCAATTCTGGCATTTTAATTTCAGACTTCTTACCAAAGAACTTTTCATTGTATCCCTCAAACAAAACCTCAATTGGTTTTTCCAATTTATGTTGTTTGATTACCTTTTGGGTATTTCTATCGGTTTCACTATAAATAGTTTTAACCAACACATCTTTCGAAAACTCCGATGGTACAATAATTAAATCCATACGATTACATCCTTGTATGAAATCAACTGAACAAGCCGTAGTTTCAATACCAGCCGTAATACCAATGTTGTAAGTACCCATAGGCTGGAACTCATTTGGTACGGTCACCTGAATATAAACATCTGGCTTTCTATCTACACCAACAACAATTCGTTGTAAGATTTCACCATCTTCGGCAGTTAGTGCTGTCATTGGAGTTGCTCCCCAACGAGTTGAAATGATACGAACATCGTATTTATCTAATTGAATTAGGGAACGAACCAAATCTCGTGCATGGTCCCCATATCCACTCCTTGTAGATACGGGTCCTTGAAATAATAGTAAAGGTTTTTTAACTTCTGCCATAACTTATTTAATATCTAATGTAAAAATCTCGTGTTTTTTTCTCGGTGTAAAGTTTGTCAATGCATCGTTGATACCATCTGTCATAGTTTTACACATATTCTCTAATGATAACCCACCTTCACCTAATGCCCATTCTCTACCTTTCAATCCTAATGCTTTTCTTTCTTCTCTACCCATATTGTATAACTCACGCAATGCCGATGCTACTTCAAAGTTATCCACATGGTCTTCCATAATGTATGGTGTTGGAGGTGAACCTGTATAAGAACGAGAACGACTCCATATTGGAATTACCCAATCTCCCCAAGTTACTTTATCTTCATACTTTCTCCAATCATGCAAAGAACCAATCTCTACATAATCTTCTTCGTTTAATGCTACTCCACTATCTTTCCAACGGAAACCACATTGGTCTTGCAATCCACCAGTTACATTTACAATAACAGGTGTTCCCGCTACGATACTTTCTGCACTAGCCAATCCAAATCCTTCCGCTGATGAAATGTTTAGGGTAACATCTGCTATATTGTATAGTTGGTTTAGTTGTTGCTCATTCCACTTTCTATCATCAAATATCACATTGATACCCGGACATAAATCTGCTACCACCTTTGGTAAATCAGTTCCATTCTCATCTACCTTTTGTGTGTGCATCAATAGAGCACATTTATCACGCTTTTCTTCTGGTAGATTATTTACGAAATCTCTGAATGAAACAATCACATCAATTGCTTGCTTTCTACGAATGTTTCGGTTGTTCCAATATGCTACGAAATCATATTTCTTATCACCCAATACCTCTTTGTAGAACTTATCATCAACTTTTTCTGGTTTGTAATCAGTTCCGTTGATACCATGTGGTACATACTTTACTTGCCAATCCGCAGGTTGCTTCCAACGTGATTTAGCATGCATACCCCATACTCTACGAGTAATACCATAGGTTTGTCTTGATATAGTACCAACCCAATCACAACTCTCTAAATAATCTCTGTTGTATTGTGGGTCTGGTAAATCATCCCAAATGTGATAGAATAGGATTGGAATATTTTGACGAATTTCGTGCTCAATTTGGTATAACCAAATCCAATATCTCGGGTCTGTAAAGTGTAGGATTGCATCTGGGTTTTCCATATTGATGATTTGACGTAATGAATCCGCAGTACCATAACCTGATGATGGGTAAATTTTTACATATGCGTCTTCGATACCCGTTCTCTTACGAACATCATCACACAAATCCATAATCTTACCTTCTTCTGGATGTTTTACCGCTGCACCGATTTGTACCCAATCGAAATCTTTTAATGTACCTAATACGAATTGCTTTGACATATTAGCAATACCACTTGCCATTCGTAGGTCATCGGAGAGTAATAGAATTTTCTTTTTTGCCATAACTTATTAAAATGCTGAACCGCTAATTTGTAGTTTATTATAATTGTTTAAATTGTTTTTGTAATTCTCATCGTTCAAATAAAGATTTATACTACGATTTACCAACTTTTGAAGAGTTATTCCGTGCTCACTTACCGATGCAACCCTAAATGTTTGATATAAATCAGAGATTATCTTTACCGAAGTCAGTTTAGTTTCTGCTTTTTTCATAATCATTTATTTTATATATATAAATATATAGAATATATAAATATATACAAAAAATTACGAAAATAAATGAATTATTTTTGGCGAGCAGGGCATCTATCCTTAAATTCACAGAATCTACAATTCTTATTGCCCTCACCAGGATTTGGTGTATAATCTGCATCTAAATTATCTGTTCCATCTTCGTTGAATACTGAATCTACGAACCTCATAAAATCTTTAACTGCACGAGCCACCGATGGACCACCATTAGCGGGAACTAATTTGGAAATACGTGGGATGGTGTATTCCGTATTCTCACTAATCTTACGTTTAATGATTTGGAACTCAACCTGTATTCTATCTATCGGATGATTGTATTGCTCTGAATAATAATGTTTGTATAATAGTAATTGGTTTAGTTTAGTTTTGTCCGCCTTTTGTTCTTTAGTCCACCCACGAGTAGATGTTTTGAAGTCAATAATCTTTAATAGATTGAACTCTTTGTGGCGTATTACTATATCCAAATACCCCAACATACTTACATTGGGTTTTAACTGAACGTTTAGTGGTAACTCAATACCTACCAATTCCCAACCTTTCTTTGTGAAGAAATCATCACCATGCTTTTTGAACCACTCCAAGCAAATAACTCCATCATTGTAGAACTCCATTAGTTCATCTTTACTACATACGAATTTTCCTTCTTCGAATCCTTCGTGCTCCTTCTTAAAAGTATCTACAAGCCGTTCTTTGAGAAGTTGTGGTAAGTTGATTTCATTTGCCTCTTTCTTTGTGCGATTATAGAATATATCTAAATAGTGTTGTAAGGTTTCGTGGAATGCAGTACCAAAGATTGTGTGAATACTGCCTGAATATACACCCAACTTATCTATGTAGTTGAACTTGTATTGTTGCGGGCAGGTGGTGTACATTGAATACCGTGAATAGGATACGCGAGCCATAATATTTTCTTTAAGTACAAATATACAAAAAACACTTGGATATTCCAAGTGTTTCTCATGTTATTTTTAATAAAATTAATTATACTAATATTTCCTTTTTCTTTAGTTCGTTATACTTTTTAATACGAGCCTCTCTAACCATTTTTTCGTTATCAATAATTGGTAAATACTCACTTAATCGCAAAACGCCCATTCTTAAATTGTGATAATGACTCATAGCTCTACAATTTTTATCAAAATTAAATTTATCAGCAATACCTTCTAATTCAAATGCTAAATCTCTTTCAATTTTAGTCATTCGTATAAGTTCCATATCTGAAATAATATGTCCACCAACTGGCTTTGTTGTTAATATATTATTATCAACATCCTTTTTTTGATTTTGAATATATGAATCATAAATAACAGATTCGGAAAATAAACGAGGTACTAAATTTGATTTATATGTTATACCAATTTCTTCATGTTTTGATAAAAAATCTTTCAATATAATTTTCCATGCGTTTTGGTGTTCCTCTGCCGTTGATTTTCTCCAATGACCGGCGAATATGGTCATTTTTTCATCATCATCCTTTTGATTTTTAAAAAACCATTCATTCCAAGAATTAATAAATAATGTTTTATCCGCAATTACCTTACCACATTCATCTAAATAGTATCTTATTTTTAAGAAATGTTGAGCTAATGCTTTTGTAATATCAACCGTAATATCCGATTTTGATATTACCGAATATAGCCAATCCAAATCATTAATAATTTCATCTTTATGCTTTTCTGTTACATTATTTTTATTCTTATGAAATAGTCCAACAAGTGCTTTATCCGAATGTGGAATGAATTTATAAGAATTTAAATTCATTTGTAACACTGTGTGTGCAATCATAAAGGATTCCAATTTTATTAATTGGATATTACTTAAAGTCTGAAAAATAGGATGTAATGATTTTTCAGCGGGTGTAAACTTTGAAACTTTTACGGATGAAAACTCTTTTATCCAATATTGAAGCTCATGTGGTTCTGCGTGAAGTAATTGAGCTTCCGATTTACTTGAGGAACTGTTAATTTCTTGAAAATATTTTTCAGTTTCGGATTGTGAATAAAATGGTAAAAATTGAAATTTAAATTGATTTTGATAAAATCTTTTAAGAATTGCATCTTCGGTAAGAATTACACCATTTTGTTCACATTTTTCAACAATTTCGGATAGATATAACCCATTTACTTTAATACCATTTACCATTTTGTTTAATGAGGAATCATATTGTTCTGGTAAATCCTCATGGTAGTACCATAATTCATTTTTGCTTTCCAATTTTACCAAATTCAAAGGAAACCCGATTAATGCCCATAATCTATGTTCTACATTTATTGGTGTAATACATAATTTTCCATCTAATACAATAAGATTAAATGTACCAAAATTAATCCATTCGGCTGGTGAATTTTTTGGAGAACTATCGCTGTTTAATTCTTTTAAAGAACCCCAATGTCTACCGGCGTGAATACTAGCGGTTTTTATGTTTTCATTTGTTAAAGTCTTCGGGTCTTGACCTGAAGTTGGGTCTGATATTATTTCTGATTTTAAATATTTATCTATCAAAAATTTTGGACCTACTGATATATTCCAAGCTTTCCAAGCTTTATCGGAATACCCATCTTCATATGAAATTCCATATTCACCAAACAATTCATTAATGTGGCGAACAAAATTAAATTTTTGTTTTAAAGTATCTCTATTATCTAAAAATAATTTATACTTCTCGGGCGTTAGCCATACAGGTGGAGTCATCTCCATTAAACGAGTCAATTGCTCATTTTTTTCTTGCTTTGTCATACTAATTTTTATTTTTTTAAATGAACTTAATAATGGCGTCATTTACAAACCATTTTATTTTACAAAGATACAAATAAAATTTTAATTATCCAAATTATTTTTAATAAAATCAACAAAATCTTTTAACTTTGTTTCGTTGATTGGTTTGTAGTGTGGATTACGCCAGATTGGTTTTGTAGATGAACGTTTGCCATCACATAGATAAAACACTTTGTGAATGTTTCCTTCATCCATATAGTATTCATATGCCTTATCACTTACACTATTCTCTAATGCTAGTATAAACGTAGTTGGTTTTGATTGGACACCATTTAGGATTCTACCAAAATCTGAACTAGCCCTTTCCATAAAACATCTATCTAAATATGCTTTACATTCACCAATCTTTTGCATAGTTCCATCGGTATGGTATAGGTGTCTATCTACCTGAAACTTTAAGGTATAACCACTTTTACTCACCGATTCAATGAAATCGTTCTTCTTTGATTCACCACCGATTTCAGTTTTCCAAATCAAATCCAACAATCCTTCTACCACCTCTTTCATAGTGGAACGTACCATACCCATCTCGCCTTTATTAGCAAATGATGCTGCTAATTGGACGTTATCTTCGTAATACTTTATGTAAGTTTGTAAATTGCTCATAGTTTATTGTTTTATTTAACCCATTCTTCAAATGCAATCTCATACGCTACCACCGGTTCGTATCCTTCTTTTATAAGCGTTTCCGCTGCATCCACTACCTCATCTCGCAATCCCCAAGCAGATGCTTCTACACAAATCAATTCAATTTGTTGTAAATCTCCTAATGTTAGTTCCATATTAATAAGATTTTATGTTTTCTTCGTGACGAGTTTCGTGTTTACCACTACCACTTGTTTGTGTTGTTATAGTTTCACCTCTACTTGTAAAATAATGATAATGCGGTGCATCATAAAAACGATACATTTTTACACCATCTTTCTCAAAAAGGTATTCTACCTCAAACCCATCATCTTTACCCAATCGTTCTTTTGACATTGGGTCATTTGAACAAGCTCCGAAAATCATAGCACCTAGTACTATGATAATCGTATAAAATGTTAGTATCCGTTTCATATTACCAAGATGAAGAGTAATAGTAGTCAGCACTCGTATCATATAATGCTTCTTCTAAAATCTCAATAGTGTTTTCAATACCATCAAAGTACCATTCATCATATTCAGTTCCACCAAAGAAGAAACCATTTGCAGTTGGTAATAATTCCTCTGCGCGTGAATTATCGTTTAGGATTTTCTTACATATTTCCAACAAATCTTCCAACTGACCTTTACTAACACAATACTCACCACAATTATCTACACCATTCTGTACATTCTCAACGAACCATTGGTGGATTTGGTTTTGCTTTCGCCAATAACCAATCTCTTCAATCACATAAGTAACACGCTTTGGGTCAATCTTTACAGGTTGACCACCTTTGGTTACTTCTACATTGTACTGCTCTTCCGGTGTTTGATGCTCCCATTGTCTAACATAGGTACGCTTCTCTAAATACATGTCTAATCCCATTGTTTTATCTTTTAAAGTTTATAAATAATTTTTAATAACTGAAACTACATTTTCTATTCTATTGTAAAGTGCTTTATCTATTTTTGCACCTCTAGCTACTTCAAGTAAATCATCGTAAAGGTAGCCGTCAAATAATCCGTATAACATATTCATAAGGTCAAAACCAGTATTGAAATCAACCTCTTTTAAAATATCCATAATTTCACCTCGTGTTGTTGAAGTCATATTGGCGTGTCTATCAAATTTTATGTAACTCATATCTTATTTATTTAAAGTGTCTAACTCAATAATTTCTGGTCCGTATTTGATGAACCGCTTTCTGGAATTGAAGATTTGGATTGCCTCCTCTTTTGTGGGAGCAGTGATGAGGATTTGCTCATCATCGAAATCATTGTAACCTGGCACCCAGCCGTAGTAATTAAATTGGTAATTTTTCATAACTTTTATATTTTAGTTTAACCAAAGGTTATATACATAATCGTAACTCACTTCAAGCTCTTCAGCTAACCTTTCAAACAATCTCTCTCTGATTACACTATCAGTAACACCTATGTATCGGTAAACATCACCATTTACAATCAGTTGATTTAATAGGCCGGAAAAGGTAGGGGTTTCGTTAAGTTCTAATCCCAAATCATCGGTTGGGAAATTCTCTACATAATACTCTCTAATTGTGTTCATATCTTTGTTGTTTTATGTTTAACTCTTATTACTCTATAAAGGTAAGTAAAATAAATGAGAAAGTCAAGTCTTTTCTCAAATATTTTTTAATTATTTTAGACGATACATAAATAAATATCCGCAATCCTCATCGTAATCTGCATCTTCAACCACCTCATTCATACCACCGATGATGTCCTGCAATTTAGCCACATCAACGCTTCTCCAATAACCAAATCGGAAAAACACATCATAACTACCACCAAAAACTTGTTTGATTTCAAAGTCACCAAACTCTGCTTCAATTTCTTTTAATGTTGAAATACTTAATCCGTTTCTCATATTTTTATTGTTTATGTTTAACTTTTATTACATAGTAAAGGTACGCAAAATAAATAAGAAAGTCAAGTCTTTTCCAAAATATTTTTTTAATATATTTATATATACATTCGGGGGTTATATGAAAACATTTTTTACAAAAGCATTAGTTTATTCAATTGGAACAATTGTAGTTTCGGCTGCGGTATTTAGTATTACTATGGCAGGATTAAACCTTGCTGGTCAAACTGATATTACCAAACAAGTTATTGAAGAAATGGATGATGTTTTAGGAATCTAAAGCATTAATCTAGAACCTATTAAGAAATTACTTAATATAGGTGCTCCTGAAGCAGTTGATGTATTTATCTTATAGTTGAAACTCAAACCAAACTTTTTGGATAATTTATAATCTACGGATGTTCCTAATAGAAATCCAAAGTCTTTACCCATTTTTATATCCCCATTTGAAGTATCCCAATTAGCACCTGGCATCATTGTAAATATCTGTGGTGATAGAGTTAGTTTTTTATTCATTTGATATGGTTTAGTCCAAAACGCAACTGTTGAACTACTCATACTATACGAATACCCACCAGTTTCTTGTGGTGATAGTAAATTAACCAAACCCACATTGTAACCATATACACCAAATTTAGGATGTGGTTTAATCCAAGTAAATCCAGCCAATCCCATTAAAGTTCCACTT